CTATTATAACACTAATATCCAATGGTGCTAGATACATACGACGGGTGTTATCAAGCACGAATCTTCGCTTGAGAAAGTCAACTTCTTCTAGCGTTTTGAATTCATGTGTTAATTCAGCATCTTTATCAGAAGACGTGTACACAAGACCTAATTCAGCCATATAACATGATACCATTACGGGAGAAAGTAGCTCTTTGAGGTCATCATGTACACCATATACATTATCATCACCAAATACTACCAACGTCATGAACTCTTCAAAAGACCAAGACTTATGGACAGTAGCGCGTTTGAATGCGTATCTAAAGGCTATCTCATTAACCATACATCCAAGGAGTCCGGTTAATCTACCACCAGAACAAATACTACCCACCCATTCAACAATATAGTCAAGGTAAACATGTTTAGAATTTACACTTTCTTCAAAAAGCGCTCTTCTAGCTTTATCGTGTTTAAATTTGTTTATGTGATTGCTATTAGTAAATACCAATCACATATAACTTCAAGCACCATTCGCAGTAAGAATTCATTAACAGTTTTGTCAAATCCGGCAAAATCACCAGAATATACATTTTGTTGTCCAAATTGTAAAAGTTTGTAAGCTATCAATGTCCACTCTACACCATAACAGTTAACACCTATAGTACTAGGGTTTATTATCCTGTTACGTACAGTATGTGCCATGAAAGCACCAAAGTACTTAACCATCAAAATGGTCAATTCGAAATCAGCACCAGATACTAGTCTAGTATCTGCCGATTCTATCTTCTTTTGTCCTCTTATTTCATCTTTAAGAAAATCCTTATAGATAAACTCGATGCGTTCACCATTTTCTAACCTATTGGAGTAACCATTCATTTTTAATTCAAAATTAATAAACTGTCTAGTCGTTACATCTAAGTCTCCAGTACCAGCTAAAAATTTCTTAACGTTGGGATTATTTTCACTATGTGGATACCCAGGGCTAGTGCCTCTAGGTAGAGGTCCTATTTCCGGGTACATAATAGAACCTCCGAATGCTTCAGCAATAGTCAAATTTCTGGCAACTGTTTTCCGCTTTGAATAGGTATAATTATAAGCATACTTCATTTCCTCCTCAATCTCTGACAATACTTCAGTGTCGTAGGTATAAGCACGAGGCTTACCATATTGTGAAATTGCTTTTATCAGTGGGTCAACAAGTATACCATTTATATTGATAGGATGCAAAATCGCGGGTTTCTTATCAGAATATCCCAAATGATCAATCAACAGAGAAGGTGTAATTTTAGTCTTAGTATTTCT